CCCTGGTGCAAGCCAGATAAGATCAGACGGAGGGAGTACACAGCCAGCGAGTCATCAGTACTCCATTCCAGCAACAAACGGAGGTAATTCAATTTTAGGACCGTATATCGCTATAGGTGGTGGATTTGGGGGTAGTTCTTATAGAGCGTATGCACCAGGAATTGCAGGTGGCAATGGCGGCTCTGGAGGAGGGTCTAGCGGATATAATGATAACGCAGGAACGTTTTATGGTGGATCTGGAACTGTTGGTCAGGGGTTTCGAGGAGGAAACTCTACCATGGCTTATCGCTCAGGTGGTGGCGGGGGAGCAGGAGGAGAAGGGGTAGGAACTGTATATCAGTCTGATGGTGGACCAGGAATACTAAACGATATTTTAGGGTATAACTTATACTGGGCTGGTGGTGGAGGCGGTTCTGCATATTCTCTTTCTAATGGAGGAACAGGAGGAATTGGAGGAGGCGGAGGTGGTGCAGTAGGAACTGCTCCAGGAGGCGGTTCCGCATTAAACCCAGGAGAAGCTGGTTTAGGCGGAAGCCCAAATAGTCAAACAAATACTAGAGGTGGTAATGCAGGGGTAAATACTGGTGGTGGTGGTGGTGCAGGATCTCACTATAATGCTAACAACAATGGAGGAGAGGGAGGATCTGGAATAGTTATTGTTAGGTATCCAACAAGCTCTCCATCTTTAATTGTTTCTCCGTCTACACTAGATGGAATAACAATAGAGAATGCTGCTCCATCAGCTCAACATATTAAAGAAAATTTTCCATCAAGTATTGACGGATTGTATTGGATTGACTTACCAACAGTTGGTCCTAAGCAAGTTTATTGCATAATGGACTCAAACTATGATGGAGGTGGATGGATGATGATGATGAAGGCCACAAGGGGTACAACGTTCAACTTTGATTCTACACATTGGACAACAGCTACAACATTAAACCCAACTCAAACAAATACCTCAGATGGTGATGCAAAATTTGATGTTATGAATTATTTTCCAGCAAAAGATATGATGGCAAGGTTCCCAGATATAGGTTCAGGGGGAAGCATTGCTGGCAGAGGAATGTGGACTTGGCTACAAAACAATTTTTATCGCGGTTCACGAATTGTTCCAATAACATTTTGGTCAAGCGTAACAAATTGGTTTATTGGAGATGCAAGACTTTTTTCTGGATGGGGAAATGGAGTTTTTTCTTCTCAAGTAGATGTACGTTTTTATGGTTTTAACTTTAGAAATAATCCTGGTTGGGGTAGGACCAGGTGGGGATTTGGATGGAATGAAAATGGTGGAGGATTATATCCAAATGGAAACATGGACTCAGATGACGTTTCAGGTGGAATAGGAATGACTGGAAACTTTCAAAGCTATTCTGCAGGAGACAGGATCAACTGTTGTCAAAATACTACAGGGATGAATAGATCAGCAAGAGTAGAGTTATATGTTCGATGATCATTTAATGGTATAATTTTGTTATGGCTACTTTTTCAAAACTACCTCTTTCAGGATCTACCAACGGTAAGATGATTGCGGTTTCTGCAACATCCACCCCTGGAACAATAATTCATACAGCAGTATCTGGAACATCATCAATAGATGAATTGTGGATATATGCCACGAATTCTTCAGCATCTTCAGTAAAGCTAACTATGGAGTATGGAGGAACTACTGCAAATACTGACAACATAGAAATAACGATTTCAGGAGAGTCTGGATTAATATTAATATCTCCAGGATTGATACTTCAAAACAGCCTTGTTGTTAGAGCTTTTGCTGGTACAGCAGATGTTATAAACATTGCTGGATATGTTAATAGAGTTTCCTAGATGATATAATAAAGATATGTCATTTCCAGGAAATTATAATATTAGATATTACAAAGGTGATCTTTATCAATTTGTAATCCGTCCAAAAACTACTGCAGGAGATATTTACCCAGTAGATGATACAACGTATGACGCTTATTTTAGAATTTCAACTTCTAGAAATGGTTCATCTGGTAGCACTCAAGAAGGAAGTACGGCAATTGGAGACAATTCAGTTACCTGTGAAATAAGACCAGATGTTGGAAACTCCTTAACTCCAGGAACAACTTACTACTATGATGTTTCTATTCAAGATAAAGAAAATGCTAATATAGTTTATACACTTCTAACAGGAACGATATCCGTTACAGGAGATATCACTACACCATGACAGCAAACGTTTTTGATGTTGTAGTTAATTCTGATGACATAGTTGTCTTTGCACCGCCATCAGTAATCGATGTTGGTGTTGATTTTGGTCCACAGGGCCAAAGAGGGGCAACGTTTTATGCAGGTTCTGGTAATCCAAATGATGTTACGGTATCAGAAAACGTATTTGGAGATGTTGTTGTCCCCGTAGATGGAGATGTATATATAAATACAGCCGCAGGAGCAAACTACGGATGGCTTTATATTTATAATCCAAAGATTTCTGGAGATAACTGGGATCAAGTGCTTAGATTGTCTCCTCCAATATATAGCAGGAATGTTGAAGAAATTTTTACGGCAGGAACAGCCACAATGAGTATACCTACATCAGATATTATTCCTTTAGGGGTGGTAGTTTCTGGTCCATATTCTTATGTAGTTAATTTAACTCCAATAGGATCAGACCCAATTGTTCTGACAATAAACTCTCAAACTGTTTCAGGATCAAATTTATTAATAGCCATTGAAGGAATTAAATATTCTGGCGGTAGCTGGACAGCGTTAGATTCAGAAGCAATTGATATTGCTACTCTTATCACAGTGGTATAATTCTAGTAGGTGATTATATGTCTCAACCAGTAGGATTTCAATATAAAAGTCGTATACCGACATTATCAGACGATGCAACAATCGTTGAAGCTTTAAAAGTCTATCATTATGGAGTAGATGATTGGTCTACTGAAGAAATTCCAGATGATAGTATTGAGGGAAATTTTAGAGGAATTGACACAAGGTTGTCCACTGCTGAATCTCAGCTTTCTGGATTAAGTGGATCTTATGTAGAACTTATTTCTCAAACCTTAACCCCAAACATACTTACTGGACAATCAACAACAACAATACCTATTACAATAAGGGCTATATCATCTCAAACTGCTCCATTGCAGCAATGGCAAAATTCTTCATCTGTAAGTGTTGGTGGAATTGGAATAGCGGGAAACATGAATTTAGCTGGATACCTAACTCTTGGATCAATAACCCAAGCAACGACTACTGGTTTAAATATAGTTTTAGGAAATGCATTACACAAAGGCATAACAGTAAGATCTCAATCATCTCAGACAGCAAATATTCAAGAATGGCAGAATTCATCAGGAACTGCCCTATCTTGGGTAAACAAGGATGGTAAATTTTATTATGATGGTCATGAAATTTTGGGAGGATCGTCCTATTCATCAGATGCCCCAACCAACCCAGCAACAGGAAATCTATGGGTAGACAGCGATACCCTTGAAACATTCGTATATACTGGAAGTAATTGGGTATCAACAATATCATCATTCCTTTCTGAAAAAGTAACTGGAGACGGAGTTTCTAGTATTATTGCTTTAACTCAGGCAGAATATGATGCAATTGTAACCAAAGATCCTGCTACCTTATATGTGGTGACACCATAATGACCAGCACAAAGTTATATTTGGGAGAAATTAGAATTGGCGGCGCAGATCAGCCTGCTATAATTTCATCAAGTACTGCATCATCAACCACAAATGTAACTATAGGTTCAGATAGCTATGTTGTGTATAAATTTACTGGAGCAGGATCGGTTACAATATCATCGGGCGGAGTCCTAGATGCTTTAGTTCAAGGTGGTGGGGGAGCTGGAAACGTTGTAGATGGTGCTGGAGGTGCTGGAGGTGGCGGGGGTCAAGTGGAAAGGACAAGTTTGTATATCCCAGAAGGTACTTGGCCTATTAGGGTTGGAACAGGAACAGCAACCTATTTATCTATGTCCCATCCAGCAGGAACTTCTGAGTTTTATGGAATAGCATCGGTTGGTGGAGCTCCTGGAGCTCAGTATAGGGATAGAATGTGTGGTGGAGGTGCTTGTGGTTCATCATACTCAAATTCTGGTATAGGAGCTCCATCTTCAGGTATGTATTATCAAGGAAGAATCGGCGCACAAATGCGTGGAGGTAATTGTGATAGTAGAAATGGTGCTGCTGGAGGAGTAGCTGGAGATGGAAATGGTGTAGGATATAATCCAGGATCTCAATGGGGTTCACCAGGAGAGCTTGGTTGTGGAGGAAATGCTGGAAAGCCAATGACAGCAAATACTGGAAATGGTGGGAATAACGGTACAAGTGGAAATAGTGGAATAGTATTAATAAGGGTGAAGGTCTAATGGCACATTTTGCTAAAATAGATAAAAATAACAAAGTTATTGATGTGATTGTAGTAGATAATGAATTTTTAGATGGAAAAGATTATCCAGATGCAGATTCAATAGGCGAGAAATATTTAAATGATAATGGATTTGTTGGAAAATGGATTCAAACTTCATATAATAATAATTTTAGGAAAAATGTAGCATCAATTGGATCTATATGGGATAAAACGAGAGATTGTTTCTATAATGAAGAAAAACCACATGAAGAGTGTTTTTGGAATGAAGAACTTATGAGATGGATACCACCCAAAAATAAATGGGCTGAAGGAATAGATAATCCACCACCATATCCATTAGAGGATGTATAGCAATGATCGGAATGCATTTTAATGAGGACAATTTTTCAGTACCATCTCAAATATCTTGGATAAGATTTTGGGACAATCAAACATATTGGAGACAGATACACTTAGGAGTAGATGTATATGATTGGACAAGGCTTGATTATTTGATTGATGAAGTTTATGTAGGAAAGAATATAGTTTTTACAATAGGTGGATGTCCACAATGGATAGCTAGAGATCCAGATCAGGAAAATGCTGCAGAGTGGATAGGTGTAGGTTCAAACTCTCTACCATCTTCTTCTGGTGGCATAGATGGATATGGAACTACATATTCTAATGGGTATGATGAATGGAATAAATTTATATGGGAGCTTGCAACAAGATATAAAGGAAAAATAAAGGCATATGAAATTTGGAATGAACCTCAGCTCGCAGATTTTTTATATCCTTGGGATTCTACAATGAGAGAGGCTCTTGCAAGAATGACTCAGAGAGCCTATAACACTATAAAGAGTATTGATTCAGATGCACTTGTTCTAGCTGCTTCAGTTCTTCCAAGGACATCAAGCGGGGGCATGACAAGAGGTGGACTATGGTGGTCAGCACTACAAGACAAAGGCTGGCCCGTAGATAGAGTAACTTGCCATATTTATCCAGAAAACGGTACAGGTCCTGAAAAGTGGAATGAATATCTTGGAGATGTTTTAGATGCAATTACAGCATATGGAGCACCATCTAAATTATGGATAACAGAGACAAATTATAATGTACCATTTGGAGATATTATCGATGACGTTGATGGATATGATTATGTTAGTCAAACTCTAGACTACGCTGGAGGCAGGTATGTTTTTTGGTATACTTGGGATTATTCAAGTTATTTGGGCGGATTAGATATAAGCTATGGATCTGGTGCTCTTCAAGCAATGGTAGATTATGAAGAGTCGCCGCTTTCATCAAATAACGGAACTGCCTACCTTGGAAGTTTAAAAATTTACTTATAAAGATTTTTTGCTATATATGATATAATTTATAGGGAGGAATAAAATGGCAACGAACTATAAATATTCACAAACTCAGGGTACTGCAAGCACAGGAACTTATGCAACTTTATATACAACACCTGCCGCAACTCAAGCGGTAATTTCAAGTTTGGTTATAACAAACCAATCTTCTTCTGCTGTTACAGTAAGAATTGGACTGGATACAACTGAAGGAGAACCCAGTGCTAGCGAGTGGCTCGTCTATGACGCTGCTATTGCTGGTAATGACACGGTTGCTTTAACCCTTGGTGTGACGTTGGATGCCGCGAAGTTTGTGCGCGTGTCTTCGTCTGCTGATACTTGTAACTTTACTGCATTTCTTTCGGAGATTTCATAAAAAATGGCTATACAATCTTTTAGTCAAGCAGGTTTACCTAATACTAATACTAATTTTATTTCTAGTGCTGACTTTTCTAATACACCGACTGGCACTTACACAGACGGAGGTGTGAACTACAAATACGTTTCTTTTCTTAGCACAGAAACCCTTACCGTAACTGCTGCTGGTATTGCAGATATATTAATTATCGCTGGTGGTGGTGGTGGTGGAACTAACAGCAGTCCAAGTAGTTCGTTCCAGAATGGTGGTGGTGGCGGTGCTGGCTCAATTTGGGAATACAGCGATGTTTATTTGCCCGAAGGAAGCATAGCTGTTACTATTGGCGCTGGTGGAAGCGCGATGTCTGAGGGTAGTCCGTCAGGATTGTTAAGTCTTTCTGAGTATGGTGGTGGTCGTGGTGGTGGAACCAACTCAGGACCGCGTGTTGGCGGCAGTATGGGTGGCAGTTCTGGTGGATCTTATGCAGGGCAAACTCTCCAGCCGTTGATCGTCAATGGCGGCAATCAACGCGGGTACTCTGGTGGAACTGGTTCGACACAGGCTGATATCAATGCTGGTGGCGGTGGCGGAGGTGGCGCGAGCGCAAAGGGTTCTGCTGGATCAGGAAGTAATGGTGGCGCTGGTGCTGCTGGCATTAGTTCGAGCATTACTGGTTCGGCAGTAACTTACGCTGGTGGTGGTGGTGGCTCTAAGGGTTACTCGGCTGGATCTAATGGCGCTGGCGGTGCTGGTGGTGGTGGAGCAGGCAACGCCAATGGAACAGCAAACACAGGTGGTGGTGGCGGTGGTGCTACTTCTACAGGAAAACTCGGCGGCTCTGGTGTAATTATCGTACGAGTGAGGACTAACTAATGACTATTTCTAAACTATCAACAGCACTTGGTGCAGGATCAGATATTCCTACAGCGGGTAGGTTCGCACAGATTTCTAGCGGTGGCACTCGTACTACATACACGGATGGTGGTGTGACGTATGAGGTGAGGACGTTTACGTCTTCTGATTCGCTGGTTGTGCAGTCGTCTGGTGTAGTTGATGTAGTTGTTGTTGGCGGCGGCGCTGGTGGGGCTAAACGAACTGACGGCGGTGCTGGCGGTGGCGGCGCTGGTGGAATAATTTCAGTAAGTAATTACTTTATTCCCGGAGGAACCCACACTGTTACTGTTGGTGCTGGTGGTGCTGGAGTTTCTGGAGCATTACAGGATGGAATAAAGGGTAATACATCTTCTTTCTTAGATTTAATAGCACCGTTTGGCGGATTAGGTTTAGCAGCATCTGGCGCTCCTTTAGGACAACCCGGTGGTAGTTGTGGTGGTGGTGGTTCAGGTGGTTCAGGCTTTACTTTAGGAGGTTTAGGGGTTGGTTTTGGTCAAAATGGTGGTAATGGAATTGGTGGAGCGACTAATGATAGAGCTGGTGGCGGCGGAGGTGGAACAGGAACCGTAGGAGCAAATGCTACAACTGCTGTTGGTGGTAGTGGTGGAAATGGTGTTGCTGATTCTATTACTGGTTCATCAGTTACTTATGGCGGTGGTGGGGGTGGTTCTTCTCCTGCTAGCGGAGCAGGGTCTGGTGGTTTAGGGGGAGGTGGAGCCGCATCATCAACAGGGACTGGAACAAGTGGTACAGCAAATACGGGAGGCGGTGGTGGTGCAACTTCAGGAAGTGGTAGTAGTGGTGCTGGCGGTTCTGGTGTTGTCATTGTCCGTACCATTATTGGTGGTTCAGCAGCGGGTGTAGCAGCGTCTGGTGGAACGGAAACAACGTATGTCGCTGATGGTTCTAATGGTGTTGCAGGTAAAACCTACAAGGTTCATTCGTTTACTTCGTCTGGTTCGTTGAGTGTGAATGCTCAAGGGTTTGTGGATGTTCTTGTTCAGGGTGGTGGCGGTGGTGGTGGAAGAGAGCGCGCTGGTGGTGGTGGAGCAGGAGGCCATGTTTATATTCCTAGTACCTTTTTGAAAGCAGGAGCCTTTACCGTTACCATAGGCGCTGGTGGTGCTGGAGGAGGTCCACAGGGAAGAAATGGAGCTGGACAAAATGGAGAAGCCTCGCGTTTGGGAAATTATTATGCTCCTGGCGGTGGCGGAGGCGCTGGTGATACAAGTGCAAACTCAACAAGTGCTGGTTTAAATGGTTCATCTGGCGGAGGCGCTGGTGGAACAAGTGGAGCATCTTCTGGAGGTCTTGGAGTTTCTGGTATTGGCAACAACGGAGGTTCGAGTAGCAGCAATGCAGGCGGCGGCGGCGGAGGAGCTGGTTCCGTAGGTGGTAATAGCGGTGGAGCTGGAGGAGTAGGTGTTTCTAATTCTATTACTGGGTCTGCAGTTTTCCGTGCAGGCGGAGGTGGTGGTGCTCCCAGTGGAGCAGGAGGAAATGGTGGTGGTGGATCTGCACCTAGCACAGCAGGTACAGCAAATACAGGTGGTGGTGGCGGTGGTAATTATAGCCTTGGGACTGGAGGCAACGGCGGCTCAGGCATTGTAATTATCCGCTACCCAATAGACTAATATATGATAAAATACACAAAAAAAAGGAGGAAATAAAATGGCACATGCAGCAAAAATAGAGGATAATATTGTAAGAGAAGTAATTGTTGTACCAGATAACTTAGATGAAACAGAGTCTGATGCAGCAATCGAAGCATTCATTCATTCCATTGGATTGACAGGAAAATGGATTCGCACATCATATAATGCTTCTGAAAATGGATTTAGAGGAATATATGCAGGAATAGGATTTACCTATGATGCAGAACTTGATGAATTTGTACCTCCAGTATTTGAGGTACCAGAAGAATCTGTTTAGAGTTATAGATATAATTTGACGATACCCTACATAATTTGTGGGGTATTTGTCTTTTCTGCAAGTGCTATAATTAACATATGTCTAGTGGCTCTACATCTAATTATTCTTTAGCATATCCAGTACCTACAGATCCAGTAAATGTTGCGGGGGATATAAAAAGTCTTGCAGATGATATTGATGCTTTTTTAACTGCCCCAGCATTTATAAATAACCTAGCAATTGATGGCGGAAGTCTTGTAACAGATGCAGTAAGTGCAAATCTATTTAACACCAATGCTACTACTCTGAACATTGGTGGAGCAGCAACAGCAGTAAATATTGGAAATGCGTCTGGTCAGGTAAATTTTGTCGGAGATGTGAATGTTGCAACAGGAAAAAAATATGAAATTAACAACGTTTCAGTACTGACTGCAACCACTCTAGGGTCTTCAGTTGTTTCCTCAAGTTTAACTAGTGTTGGAGCTATTGCAACAGGTACCTGGAATGCAACAACAATTGCTGTAAACAAAGGTGGAACTGGATTAACCTCTTACTCAGTAGGAGACATTGTTTATGCCTCTGGATCTACCGTTTTGGCAAAATTATCAGGGATAGCAACAGGAAATGCTTTAATATCTGGTGGGGTTGGAGTGGCTCCATCATATGGTAAGGTAGGTTTGACCACACATGTTTCGGGAACTCTTCCTGTGACAAGTGGTGGAACAGGGGTAACGACTTCTACGGGAACAGGAAATGCGGTTCTTTCTGATTCCCCAGCACTTACTGGAACTCCAACATCAACAACTCCAGCTCCTTTAGACAACAGCACGAAGATTGCTACAACCGCATACGTTGTTGAAGCAGTATCAGAAGGCGGAAGCGGAACTATCGTTTATCAAGATGAAGCTCCAACAGTAGACCTTAGAAATGGTACGCTGTGGGTAGACAAGAATGGCGAAGCAGAAATGCTTAACGCTACTGATTTTTACACTAAGATACAGATAGATGAAATGCTTTCTGGAGCAGGAGTAAACCCATTCTTTTTAATGGGTGCATGATATACTTTATCGATCTACATGATATAATTAATGTGAGGATGATATGACAACTATAAGTACAACAGCCAGACCAGCATATGTGTATGATGAAGGTGAAGATACTTGGTATCCTGTGGGTGCACAAGCACTTGCCTTTGTAACTACCTATGTCTATACTGCTACATCTTCTCAGACATTTTTTTCTGGGGTAGATGATAATTCTTTAACCTTATCTTATACCGTGGGGGCAGTAGAGGTGTTTTTAAATGGAGTGCTTCTTACTCCATCATTAGATTACTCTGCTTTAAATGGAACATCTGTAACTATTACATCTGGAGCAACACTAAATGATATTTTGGTTGTAGTTGCTTCTGATACATATGAAGTAGCTAATACCTATACCCAAACAGCAGTTGATTCACTGGTAGATGGATTAAAGTCAGAATCTATGATAATAGTTAATCATGGAACAGATGCAAACTATGCAAGACCAACAGGAATTGGAGCGGCATACTGGATTGGAAGTGCAGAACCAGTTAATGCTGAAGCTTATGATATGTGGTGGTCTGCCTAATGCCTTTAAAAGTTTTTGACGGAGCAGCTTGGGTAAATACTGGTGGTGCTCCCACAGTTACTGTAGATGAAGGGGCAAGCAGTAATGCTACTTTTTCTACCCTAACAAACCCCTTTGGCAATGGAAAAAATTATAGATTGGTAAAATTTTTATCAAGCGGAAGCCTTGTTGTTGAAGAAGAGGGCTATGCAGATCTTTTTGTTTTAAGCGCAGGGGGTTCTGGTGGTGGAGGATACAACTCAGGAAGCACATCCAGAGGCGGCGGTGGCGGTGGCGCAGGAGATATTCACGATACCACAGTTTCTGGGGGAGCATCAATCTTTATACCAGCAGGAACCCACACTATAACTGTTGGGCAAGGGGTTTCAAATTCTAATGGTCAAGATTCTTCCGCTTTTGGAGTTTTGTTAAAAGGAGGCCGTGTTGGAGGAACCGCCACTGGAGGATACTCAGCAAATTGGTTCTCTCCTGGATCTGGAACAAATGAATACCATGCTGGCGGCGGCGGTGGAGGTGGGTACACGCAAAATGGAAACTCAGCAAACGGATCAGCCCCTGGAGGTGAGGGAGTACAAAGTAATTTTGATGGAACTCTAAGTTGGTATGCTGCTGGAGGTTCTGGCGGTGGCAGTGCAGCCTATGGAGCCAGTGGTGGCGTAAACGGAATATCTGGATCAGGCGGTGGCGGAAACGCTGTAGCAAATACAGGTGCAGGCGGAGGAGGCTCCACAACAACTGGCGCAAGAGGTCTGGGTGGTTCTGGAATAGTAATGTTGAGATGGGAAATATAAAATATTTTTTTATTATTTCTAAATTGCATAAGAAAAAAAATGGTATAATTTTAAAGAGGAGTTAATATGACTAGAGCAAGAGATACAGCAGATGGAGTTCGAGATCTACTGACAAACGCTCAAGGTGGATCTTATACTCTTGTACTATCGGACAGAGGAAAAAACATTGAGATGTCTGGGGGGGCAACTTTAACAGTTCCTCTAAACAGTTCTGTTTCATTTCCAATAGGTACATCTATTCTTATTACACAAACTGGATCATCACAAGTAACTGTTGCAGGATCGGTAGGTGTAACAGTTAACTCCTCCAATGGGCTAAAATTATATGGTCAATGGTCATCAGCTCTCTTAATAAAAAGGGCTACAGATACATGGCTTTTAAGTGGTGACACCACAGCATGACATTAGCTAGTTTTGGATTTGCTGTTTCTAAAAGACGTAGTAGATTTAATGCTGCTATTGGTGGTACTGAAACAACTGTAGCTAATTACAATGGTACTGGTGAAACATGGAAGATTCACACATTTACTGATAGTGGCACTTTTACTGTTACAAGTGCGCTTAAAACATTTAACTATCTTATTGTTGGTGGTGGCGCAGGTGGTGGACCAGGTGGCTCTTCAGTTAATCCAGATCGAATTGCTGGTGGAGGTGGTGGAGGTGGTCGAATAATTTCTGGATCAGATATAACACTCAGTACAACATCATATTCAATAGCTGTTGGCGGTGGTGGAGGTTCTGGTGGTGCTGGTGGAACGACTACAGCATTTAGCCAAACTGCTGGTGGCGGTGGTCCTGGAGCAAACTGTTGCTCTTCAGCGGGTGGATATTGGACTTCGGGTGGAACTGGAGGAAACTCTTGGCCTCCTGGTGGTACTACTGGTGGTGGCGTAGGAGGCTATGGAAACAATGGTTCCGAACCAGACCGTAAGCAAGGCGGTGGTGGTGGAGGGTCTACTGGAAATGGTAGTCAAGCTGCTGGTGGAAATACAGGTACGGGTGGAACAGGTGGAACAGGTGTCGTATCCACTATTAACGGAACTTCACTGGGCTACGGAGGAGGTGGAGGCGGATCTTCACCATGGGGAACAGGTGGAACTGGCACTCACGGTGGCGGCAACGGGGTGTCTGGAAACGGTTCAGGAGCGGCTGGAACCCGTGGTGGCGGCGGTGGCGGTAGTTCTTACTATTCTGGTGGTGGCAGCGGAGGCGGCGGAACGGTAATTGTTGCTTATAGGATTGCATAAAAAGTAATCAAACTGTTATAAATATCACTATTTCAAAAATCTTTATTTTTCAACAATATTAATAAAAATGTTACTAAAGTTATTGCATTTAAAGCTATAAAAGTGCTATACTCAATACTCACAAATTAAATCTAGAAAGGGTGTTTGTATGTCGTTTATTAACAAAAATGGATCAATTTCAGATCCATACCGCAATTTTATTCATGTTTCAAGGTATAGTCGTTGGCTGGAAGAAAAAGGCAGGAGGGAGACATGGGTGGAAACTGTAGATCGTTATATGGACTTCATGACAAATCACCTCGTAAAGAATTATGGGTATGAACAAAAAGATAAGACTTTTGCAGAAGTAAGAGATGCAATTCTTAGTCACAAGGTAATGCCCTCTATGAGAGCCATGATGACAGCTGGGCCAGCTTTAGAAAGAGACCATATCGCAGCATACAATTGCTCTTTTATCGCCGTAGATTCGCTCAGAGCCTTTGATGAGGCTATGTATATTTTGATGAATGGAACAGGAGTAGGTTTTTCTGTAGAACAGAAATATATTGAGAACCTTCCTATCGTTGCAGAAGAGATGTTTCAGACAAATACAACCATTGTTGTTGAAGATTCTAAATTAGGATGGGCAAAATCATTTAAGGAATTAATTGGTCTTCTAGTTACAGGACAGATTCCAGAATGGGATATGTCAAAGGTTCGTCCATCAGGAGCAAGGCTAAAGACTTTCGGAGGCCGTGCTTCAGGGCCAGAGCCTCTTAATGATTTGTTCAAGTTTACTGTTGAAACATTCTCTATTGCAAAAGGTCGTAGGCTCAAGTCCATTGAGGCACATGACCTAATGTGCAAGGTTGGAGAAGTTGTTGTTGTAGGTGGAGTACGCCGATCAGCACTTATTTCCCTGTCTAACCTTGATGACTTTGAAATGGCTAAGGCAAAGAGTGGTCAATGGTGGGAAACAGAAGGGCAGCGTGCTCTCGCCAACAACTCAGCGGTATATAATTCAAAGCCAAACACTGCTCAGTTCCTCCGTGAATGGAGAAACCTTTATGAGTCAAAGTCAGGTGAAAGAGGTATTTACAATCTTGATGCTGTTCGTAAGCATATTGATAAGTTTGATCGTAGAGACTCTTCAAAAGTTGCTGGCACAAATCCATGTGGAGAGATTCTATTGCGTGCTAATCAGTTTTGTAATCTGACTGAGGTAGTTATCGATGCAGAAGATACCGTTAAAACCCTATCCGCAAAGATCCGTCTGGCTACAATTCTTGGTACTTGGCAATCAACTCTAAGTAACTTTAAGTACATTCGTAAAACATGGCAAACAAATACAGAAGAAGAAAGACTGCTTGGAGTTTCATTGACAGGAATCTTTGGAAATAAGTTGACTGGAACACTTCATCCAGAACTTAATTCAATGCTTGATAAAATGAGAGAACTTGCAGTAAGCGAAAATGCCAAGGAAGCAGATAAGATTGGAATAAACCACTCTACTGCAATTACAACAGTAAAGCCCTCAGGGACAGTTTCTCAATTAACTGGAGTCTCCTCTGGTATTCATCCATGGTATTCAAAGTACTACATTCGTTCTGTTCGTGCAGACAACAAAGATCCACTAACAGCATTCCTCAAGGACTTTGGTGTTCCAAATGAACCTGATGTGATGAAGCCTGATATGACTACAGTCTTCTATTTTCCAATCAAGGCTCCAGATAACGCTACGGTAACAAAGGATCTTTCAGCAATTGATCATCTTGAAGTTTGGAAAGCATATAGAACACACTGGACAGAGCATAATCCATCTGTAACTATCAATGTTGCAGAGGATGAATGGTTAGATGTAGGTGCTTGGGTGTTTAAGAATTTTGACTCAATTGGTGGAGTTTCATTCCTTCCATTGTCTGAGCATTCTTATAAACAAGCGCCATACCAAGAAATAACAGAAGAAGAGTACAATAAAGCGGTGAAATCAATGCCAGAGAATATTCCTTGGCAATCACTTCCACTTTATGAACTAGAAGATACAACAACTGGCTCACAGGAATTAGCATGTACTGCTGGAGCATGTGATGTTGTAGACCTAGTTTCTGCGTAATAGGTTGGTTGCGAAGCGGGGTAGCGTTTGAGGCTGCCCCGCTTTGCTATAATTAACTAGGAGAGTAAATGACAAACGTTTCTAATATGTACGCAGCAAAGCTATATTCAGAACATCCGATAGGTATTTGGCCTATTGATGATGATTTTCCATATATTTCTTTAATTACAAATCAACAAAGAAGGTTCGAAGCAGACTCTCCATATCTTGGTTGGAATATAACAAATGGAACAGCTAATGATTCTCTAGAACTACCAAATATAGGATCTCCTTTTTCTAGTGATATTTATGCTGGAATAGAAGGAAGTGTTCCTTTATCGGACGGAACTTATATAGAAGCAAAGAGTCCAGATACTTTTCTTTTTAGTGACTGCAGCGAAGAGCTTGAGACGTTTTGTATAAGTGCTTATGTTTACCAAGATTCTCTTTATGTATCTGAATATGAGATTGGGTATGAGTACTATGACGATGCAACATCTTCTTGGATTGAGGTATTTACGGTAATACCAACTACAGACAGAAGAGAATGGATTCATATACAAGATACTTTCCTTATTGAACAATTTGACTCAGATTACTGTCACATAATTTTCAGAGCCAAAGTGAATACTGGCGGAACTCCTGGAGACTATAACTTTATCTTTAATGGAATAACTGTTGGTCAATGGTCTGAACCATTTACTTCAAAAAGCTTGGGGGCAATAACAGAGGTCGCTCCAGCATCTTCTGGACTATCCAATAAAGTTGTTTCATCAGATCAATATGGGGTTCTTTCTCAGAATGCTTATTTTGTTTGTGAAAATGGAAAGGCTCTTGCAAAAAACAAAGGAATACCGATGATTTTTGGATCAGAGAATGTTACAAAGATATATCCATCACTAGATGGTTCTCCATCCTTCATTTTCCCAAACAAAGAGTTTTTTACAACTGACGGAATTTCTAAAGATTTTACATTGGAGTTTTGGATAAAAACAAGGCCATCTACAAAAGAATCAAGAAGAATCCTTGGACCAATAGATACAAATGATGGGGTTTATGTAAGTGAAGGATTTATTACCCTTGTTGTTGATGGGAAATTTTCATCTCATAACGTATCTTATTGGTATCGACCAATGCTTGTTCACATATATATAAAGGGAGATGCCTTTTATATGCTTATCAATGGAGAGCAGGTTGCTCAAATAACTGTAGACAAGAACACCGTGTCCCTTTCTGAAAGTGAATGGTTAGGCATTTATAGCTATGAAGATATAAATCTTATGGAGATTGATTGTCTGTCAATCTTTCCTTATGCAATACCTCTTCAACTTGCAAGAAAGCATTTTGTTTGGGGACAAGGAACTGACCCTCTTGAACTGATCAATGATTCATTTGATGGTGAAGAAGCAATTATAAACTTTGCAAATGCAAATTACACAGTAAATAAAGTGTATCCAGACATGGAAAGGTGGGATGCAGGATACTATAACAATCTAATTGCAAATACAAATTCTATCTCTGTACCAGACTACTCCTTGCCAGACATATATTTGGGAGGAAGAGATGTTGTTGAGTGGTATTCAGACTGCAAAGATCTAAACGATCTCTTATATCCAAGTGGAAACCATGCTAAAAATATATCATTTAGGCCAAATATTGAAGGTGATGAATGGGTGCCAATAACTGGAACAAACTGGACAGAGCCATGCTATCTAAACTTTACCTCTTTAACTTTTCTGTCCAACCCTCTAAGTTCTTTTTATGGAATCTTTGAAGTAGAGTCCGAAGTGATAGAAACAAGACCGCTTCTTCATATAGTAAATACTTTAAATGGAAAAAGATTTGAAATAAATATAACTGGATATGACATAACATATGAATTTGATGGGCAGGAATTGGCAGGTACAGGTTTTACTGTGGCGAATAGTCATTTTGCTGTAGGCATCCATATACCAACAATATCTGAATCTTTCAATTATGAACTAGCATCCTTCTTTGGTTCCCCAGAAGTACTGTCGATGTTTGTTGGAGGGAATGGAGTTTCAACATTTGAGGGTAAGATATACAGAATAGGTTTTTCTGATCAAGAAAACTATCAGTCAATATCCGAACATTTTCAAGAAAACGGAATTGCAGATAATGCAGATGAAGCTTTACTAGATGGACACTATGCTTCATACACCTTGTCTCCATTCTTTAGATACAATGCATTTTTCCTTGACATATCTGTTTCGTCTAAATGGGAAGAGTATTTTCCTCTATCATCTTTTGCATCATACATAGAGACAAGCGATGGAGCAACCGCCTATGACCTTGACTATCTACAGTTTAACTTTGGATACCCATCATTAACCACCATTGTAGAGACAACTATAGATAATCCAGATTGGACATACCAAGAGCTTTTTGAAGACTATAACGATCCTATTCAGAAAGATTATGGTATTTTAGATAATGCAGTTCTTTCTGGATATGCAGACTATGCGGATCTTGCAGGAAACATTATTACAGAATATCAAATTGATACATCTCAATCATCCCTTGATGCTTATGTTACTTTCCAACTCCTTGCTGAAGGAGCAGATGAGCCATTGTCAAGCTTTACTTATACAAAAAACTTAACAGACTCTTATACAGTTTATGCAGACAACCAAAACACCAACCTTGATCCATATAAATCTTATAAGACAAAGTTCAGGGTGATAGATGGAACAGTAATCTATCCACCAAAAGCAATAAATTTTAAAAACGTGGCAATGGTTGTGCATTTTGAAATTGAACAAGATGGCATAATAAGTAATCCGCTAAAAGTAAAGAACCTGGAGATTACCTCAAAGTCTCTTAATCAAAAATCACTCACAGCGATTGGAACTAAAACAGGAACTCCGATCTATCCATATGTAAAAACTGGAATATATTACAGTGGAAAATCAAAGAATCCAATTATGCTAGGTAAGCAAAATCTTCCATACTTATACTTAACGGAAAACACTGGAATCAAGGTTCTGGATACGGATGCTGATATTGAGTATGGCTCTTTAATCCCAGTAAACAGAAACAGAAGCGCAAATTACTTACTTGGAGCATTTCAATTATTTATGAAATATGATATATTCCAGGAAATTGGAACAACTCAAGCTATATTTTATTTAACGCATAGAGACGGAGATATAGAGTTTATTGTTACTCCAGTAGAGAGTCTTGGAAGATTGTATATATCGGCAAGAGACAAGTATACAAAACAAGAATACTCTGGAATATCTTTTTATCAAAACGGAATAAAGGTAGACAATCCATACATAGAAAAATATGAATGGAATGTAGTAGCCTTTTCATTTGAAGAGCCACTGGATATGAATAACTTCTCTGGATCTTTAAGTCTGTTGTTTGGTTGTACATACAGCAACATATCCTTCTTTAAATCAACTGGATTAAATGAGTTTGGCGTAACCATTGCTAGAACTTGGGAAGATGTTCTTTACGGAGATCAAGAAATAGATCCAGGGAATATAGTTGATTGGCAGTCTTGGTATGATGAAAACGGAGTACTTGAAATTCCAAACAAATGGAAAGATGTTTATGTCTTAGAAGAGGCACGACAGTTTTCCACTACCCCCAAAGAGATATATGCAACTTACACAGGTACAAATATCATAGTTATTGATGATAATACAGGTATGTCAGTGCAAAATGATCAATTCAGCGTATTCTCATCTGTGATATGGTTTGAACCATCATATATCCTTAAACCCGTATAATCTGCTATAATTCAACCATGAGTAATACTAGAAAGCCAAAAGTAGGCAAATCAAAAGCCACAATCATAGATAAAGGGTACGACTGGGGACTTTACTTCTGGAAACTTCCAGATGGACACCTTTTTAATGATGGTCAGGGAAATCTTTTAAACATTCCGTCAAGAAAACATGACTTATCAAATATTTCTGAACTAAGAAAAGCAGCAGCTCACTATGGACAGCCAGATGGAAGCCCATGGTTTTACGCTGGGATAAGTAGAATCAGTGATGAAGGTCACTCTGAGCAGGTAGACAGAATGAAAAATGGATTAATTCCAAACCTAAATGATATGGGAGCAGTTTACGATGCTCAACAGACACTCAAGAAATATGGAGCACAAGATTAATGGAAGAACAAAGAATTGCTATAAAGTACTCTGATGACATTGAGGTTGAGAATGAGTTTCTATCCAAAGATCCTTTCAACAAGTCATGGGAAGAGATCAAAGATTTTGATGGAATAAACACTAATTTTAAAAGAAGGACCACTAGAACAAACAATAAGTTGGAAAAATCAATAAACATTCCTGTAGATAGAGATGGCAGAGCCACTGGGTCATATGCTGTTTCAGCGGGAACGAGGGCTTCTGGCATTGATGGGGTCAAGTCAAAGCAAATGAATCCAGGAGAAGTTTTTAGAAATGGGTATGGACTTTTTGATGTTATAACACCGCCATATAACTTATACGAACTTGCAAATTTTTATGACACAAACTTTGCCAATCATGCAGCAATTGATGCAAAGGTGTCAAACACTGTTGGACTTGGATATAAGTTTGATGTAGCAAAAGACGTTATTCTTAGAATTGAATCAATGGAGAACGAAACAGCTATGCAAAAGGCTCGCCGCCGCTTAGATAGACTAAAAGGCGAGGCAATGGAGTGGATTGAAAGCCTAAATGATGATGATAGCTTCACTACAACAATGGAGAAGGTTCTTCTTGATCTTGAATCAACAGGAAATGGTTATCTAGAAGTTGGTAGAACAGTTACTGGAGACATTGGATACCTTGGGCATATTCCAGCTACAACAATGAGGGTACGCAGAATTCGTGATGGTTTTACTCAAATTATTGCAGGTAAAATAGTATACTTTAGAAACTTTGGAGCAACAAACCCTAACCCAATCACAGAAGATCCTCGTCCAAACGAAGTAATTCACTTTAAAGCCTACTCACCACTAAACACATTTTATGGTGTACCAGATATTCTTTCTGCTTATCTATCTCTCAAGGGTGATCAGTTAGCAGCACAATTTAACATAGATTACTTTGAAAATAAGGCTGTTCCAAGGTATATTGTTGTTGTCAAGGGAGCAAGACTTGATTCTGAGTCAGAGGATAGACTATTTAGATTCTTGCAGACTGGATTAAAAGGTCAGAATCATAGGACCCTTTATGTTCCACTTCCTGCAGACTCACAAGGAAACGCTATTGACTTTAAGATGATTCCTGTTGAAGCAAATGTTCAAGAAGCATCATTTAATGACTATCATCAAAAGAATCGGGATGACATTCTTATGGCTCATCAGGTTCCGCTTTCAAAACTTGGTGGAGTTGATACTGGAGGTCTTGCTGCGGCTATGGCTCAAGATAGAACATTCAAGGAACAGGTAACTCGTCCAGCACAAAGATATATTGAAAAAATGGTAAATAAGATTGTAAAAACAAAAACAGATCTAATCAACCTTAAGTTTAATGAATTAACTTTGACAGATGAAGTAGCTCAATCACAAATGCTTGAAAGATACATTAAGACTCAGGTAATGACTCCAAATGAAGCAAGAGAGCAGATTGGATTACCACAAAGGCCAGGTGGAGATGAAGTCTTTGAGATGACTCCAAGACAAGCAACTGACGCTCGTGCAAACTTGGCAGGTAACAGACAAAGAGATGCAGAAAGAATGAATAATGCATCAGATAGTGTCGCTACAACTACTGGAAGAAACCCTCAAGGTAGTGGAAGATCAACACAGTAACAATTTGATAAAAATGCTGTATAATAGGAACTAATATGGAAATTTCTAAGGCACACTGGGAATCTGAAGGAAGCAATTTACGTCTTTCAATGCCTATTGCAAAAATTGATATAGAGAGAAGAATCGTGTCTGGATTTGCTACTCTTGATAACATTGATAGACAAGGGGACATTGTTCCATCAGAGGCTAGCGTAAAAGCTTTTGAGCAATTCCGTGGAAATATCAGAGAGATGCACGATGATAAGAAAGCTGTAGGAAAACTAGTCTCCTTTAAAGAAGATTCATTCTATGATCAAGAAACTGGAAAGTTTTATAAAGGTGTTTTTGTTTCTACATATGTAAGTAAGGGTGCTCAAGATACATGGGAAAAAGTTCTTGACGGCACATTAACAGGTTTTTCAATAGGTGGCAGTGTAAAAGATTACGAAGATACTTTTGATGAAGGTACTAATAAATCTATTAGGATCATTAAAGATTATGATCTCTTTGAATTGTCTTTAGTAGACAATCCTGCAAATCAATACGCCAATGTTATTAGCATTGAAAAAGGTCATGCTGGAGGGTATCTTTCTAAAGCCCTAATTGAAAATGTATTTTGGTGCAAAGGTGATGATATTGTTCAACTATCTTCTGGTAGTACATCAGACTGCCCAAGATGCGACAAAGGTATGAACAACATTGGTTTCGTTGAGACTAATGATGCTCAAAAGGCAGAAGTAGTAAAGTCTATTCTTTCTACTATCAAAAATGACGCAAAGGAGGTAAGCAAGATGGAAAATGAAAATACAGAAACAGCACCTACAGAAGATGTAGCAGAGATTGTTATAGAGACTGTAGAAAAAACTGTAGAAGTTGAAATGGAAAAGTCTGAAGCAGAAGCTGAAAAAGCTGTAGAGCCAGAACTAGAGAAATCTGAGCCAGAAGTAGAAAAGGCTGAAGAAGAAGTAGAAAAGGCTGTAGAGATTGAAATTTCAACTGAAGAAGAAGATGATGAAGATATGGCTGAAAAGTCCATGGATGAAGAGGAAGACATGGAAGAGAAGTCAATGAAACCTGAAGAAGATGAAGTTGCTAAAGCACTCATTCAAGAGGTCCAGTCAACATTCACCATGCTTGCTGACACCATTAAGGCTCTTAATGAGAAGGTAGACGAACTCAACAAGACAGTTACAGGTGTTAGACAAGATGTTGATTCAGTAAAAAATGATTTTGGAAAGCGTGTAGATGCAGTAGAAAAAGATACTGCTTTCCGTAAGTCTGGCGATCTCGGAGAGATCGTACAGGAGCCAATTTTCGAAAAGGCTCAGCAAAAAGCACTATGGGGTGGACGTTTCCTCACAAAGTCCGACCTATTCGCATAATAATAAAAAAGAAAAATGGAGGTGAAATATACAATGTCAGAAGAAATTTTAAAGAATCAGCCAAGTGAAGCTAGCGGATACGGAGATCCAGCACCAGGTCTATACCAAGGTCAAGGAGCCGTTGCAGCAGGTAATATTGGCGGAGTAACAGATCCAGGAGCTGGTGTAATTGGGAATATCCCAACCGCTAACTACGGAGATCTAACAGGACCAAACGCAGTTAACCCAACAGGTGTTGCTGGAGGTATCCTGAATCCAGAACAGGCTAATCGTTTTATCGATTATGTTTGGGATGCAACAGTTCTTGCTAATGATGGACGCAGGGTAACTATGCGTGCAAATACAATGGAGATCGAAAAGGTCAACGTTGGTGAGCGCGTTATCCGTGCAGCAGCACAAGCAGAAGGCAGCTACACAAATGCTGGCGCAACTTTCACAAAGGTGGAGCTTACAACAAAGAAGATCCGTCTTGACTGGGAAGTTTCAACAGAGTCCCTTGAGGACAACATTGAAGGAGGTGCTCTTGAAGATCATCTTGTCCGTTTGATGACCAACGCTTTCGGTAACGATATCGAAGATTTGGCTATTAACGGTGACGGTGGAGCTGACCCATTCCTCGGAATTTGGGACGGTTTCGTTAACCAAGTTACAGCAGGATCTGATGCTCATCAAGCAGTTGTTTCTGTTTCTGGAAACGACTGGACCCCAGAGGTAATGCAGCAAATCATTTATGCAATGCCACGCAAGTACCGTGCTGTAAAGAGCGGTCTTAAGTTCTATGCAGGAACAGATGCCTTTGCTGGTATCGTTGCTAACAACGGAACACTTGCAGACGCTATTGCAGAGGCTGTTGCTCCTGCTCTACGCGGTACAGATCAGTACACCAACGCTTACCTAGGTGGCGCTGGACAGACATTCGGTGGTGCTCGCACTACTCGTGTCCTCGGTATTGATGTTATGGAGGTTCCTTACTACCCTGCGGATTATGTAGATCTTACATTCCCACAGAACCGTGTATGGGGATTCCAACGCGATATCACAGTGAATCGTGAGTACCAAGCCAAGAAGGACACAATCGAATACACAGTATTCGTCCGTCTAGGAATTACATGGGAAGAACTTGACGCAGTTGCTTACGCAGATGCTTCAGGTGCAACATCCTAATAATTAAATAAAAAATGCTTGTGGGGGCAGGGAGAATGTTCTCTGCCCCTTCAGCTATATTCTGTTATAATTAGAGAATGGGAGACATAATGGAAGATCTATCATTAAAAACTGCAAAAGAACTTAGAGAGTATGCAGAAGAGAACAACATTAGCTTGGGCGATGCTAAGACAAAAACAAAAATTCTTTCAAAAATTTTAAATATTGAATCAAACATTTCAGAAGA